CCCTGGCTCGAATTACTGCGGCTTCCTCGTAGCCCTGCAATTGGTGAGCATCAGCCATAACGCTGTGAAACCAAGGAACTCCACGATTTTGCCCTGGTCTTTCAGGCATAAATAAATGAATTACATCCTCGGCTGGTAGGAATACATGATTTTTACCAGCAGTAGGAGAACTTATGTAATAAGCATCGCCTGGATGTCTTGTCAAAATTGCATATCTTTTTGCTTTACCCCATTCATCTACTTCAACACCATTTCTCCACTCATTATTTTTAGCAGTTACTTTGCCGCTATATTCCTCATCTAATAAGTCACTTTCGATTAGTTGCAAAGCCAAAGGAACACCACTATCTCCAAATGGCTTACGAACAATTCTAAATATTGCCTCACCAGATTCAGGTAATGCTCCTGTTGCTAACCATTCAAATTGATGAAAACTATATCTACCAGCAGTATCACAATTTTCAGGTCTACACCAATTATTCCATGCTGTCTCTATAGCCTTATTTATTCTTTGATCTCTTTTATTACCTCTAATTTGTGTAACTAACGACTGAAACTTCATTCCAGTACCCACTACATTAATTTGTGTAGTTCTTTTTGCTTGTTTTGCATAGGGATTATTTCTAACCATTTCCCTACTTCTATCTCTTAACTTTCTAAGGCTGCCCCTTATCTCAGCGTCAGCACTTAACTGACTACTCATCCAGTTAGCAGTCAGTCGATCTGAAACTGCACCTTGGTATGCTCTGATTTGTCTTCTAGGTCGAACAATGTCTGAAACAGCAGATTGACTTGTGCCATCTCCTGATGTCCACAGACCTTTCCAAGCATTTACAATTCCCATTGGTTTTCTCAGTTAAAGCGAACAAACAAATTACGTGGATTGCCAAGACCGTTGGCTATTTTTTCCTTAGTTTCCTCTCTAGCCAATTCAGCTTTTAACTTAGCTTCAAGCTGAAATAATTCTGATAAATCATATTTTTTAGCTTGTCTTGTACCAATTTTATATTCTTTTACTCCACCACCACTTGCTACTGTCCTAATTGCAGCTTGAACTTGATCTAAATCTTTTCTTATCTGACTTCTTCCATCAAAAGCAGCA